ACTCTTGGCACAGTATGACCTCCAAACATTTTACTACTGCATACAACCGTTGGTTAAAAACACATATGCCTCCGGACTTCAAGTTATGGTCCGAGGATGTTGGTACTCAACTCACAATTCCTTTGGAAGACGAGCATCTGTTTGAACATCACAGAATACCAGCAGAAAAACGCGCCATACTCTTTAAAGGATACGTGGACAATGCTCTTGACGTATATGCTTTCACCTAGTGCTTACGAGCTGTATAAACCGTTAAAATTACTGTATAACATGTTAGGAGGAATCAGGATGGATATTAGTTATATGGGGTCATCGAACTCCAAAGCCAAAATCAATTTCACCTTGCCTTCCACAGGGCTAGATATTGTGGTTGCATTACTTGTTGACCATATCAAAGAATTGCGTGCCGACATTATCGATGCTCGTACAGAAGGAGACGTTTCAGAAATCATGGTCCTCTTGTCATCAGAGATTCACTCGCTCTCTATTTTGGACGAACTGGAGATGTCAACAAACCATCAATTCGTACCAATCGACTTCTATACAGGCAACACCCTACTTGCTCGCTCCACAGATGGAAACAACCAAATTACGTATACAGTGGTGGACGAACTAACAGGTATTGAGACGCACACTTGGACCACACATCCATTGCTGCATAATCTGATTTTTTGGTACACTCGCGCGAATCGCGACATGCCGTGGTAAGGGGGGTGAGGTTGATGAAATCTAATTACTTAATTCACTTCACTAATCATGAGTTACTTACGCTAATTCGCTGCATAGATGCGCAATGTCAAGAGGATAGAGACTTGTTACAGTACTTATCAAATTCAGAGCGTCAAGCGTTAGAACGTAAGTTGAGGGAAGAGGAAAAACTGCTGCTAAGGCTACGATTGAAGCTAGAAAAGGGTACTCACTAGTTGGGTACTTTTTTATGTTCGTGCTGGTATTTTTGTTATTTTGGTAGTATACTTAATACAATAACCTAGTCCGCAAGGACTGGATAGGAGGGAATTTAATTGGAACAGGACATCGAAAAAATCATCCAAAGGGACACCAATAAAATCATTGCTTACATGGAACGCAGCAAAATATGTAACTCGGGGTATTTAGAGGTGGTAAATAATATGCTGAAAGAAGAAAGAACCTATAAAGAAGTAATGAACTTTATGGCAGCAAAAGGTATTAATATCACTCCTAATCAAATTTCTAAGCATAAAAAAATGCTTCCGTTTATAACAGAAGTGCAGCAAGAAACCCCAATGCAAGCAGCAATGCAAGAGGTACGTGAAGATAAAATTTATGCCCGACAACAACTAAATAGAACAGAACTTGCTATCGAAACTTTACAAAAAACCATTCAATCGTCACAAGTTATCGCGGTACAAGATCTATGGGGGGAAGTAATACCACAAATGATTGAAAATATCAAGATGCAAGTAAGTAACGGTAACCGCATTAGCTTCAAAGAAACTGTTGATGGCCTAGACAAAGTAGTCAAGATAGCGCAGCTGTTGGAGAATAAACCGACCCATATTCAGAAGTCAGAAGTTAACGGGGAAACACAAGTGACCCACACAATTGAATCTATGGGCGATGGTACTGCAGAAGGGGTTTCGGATATGGCTCTAGATGCAGTACTTCAGGTCAATAATGTCCTACAGCAATACGCCGAGAATCGAGGTATCTCCGCTGATGATAAACTTAACTGACCAGACTGAGAACCCCTTGGTCCAAGAAGTAATGGATAAGTACTTGAAAGAGGCTAAACTAATCTTCAAACCAAGTGCAGAGTTCTTCCGCGATAAGCTAGCCAACATGAAAAAAGAGGACCGTATACGCTTAGTACGTAGCAACCCTATCCTATTTGCAGAGTATTATCTACGACCACTCAACCGCTTGTGGAATACCGATGCAGAGGATTATCAGTATTTACTAGTGCAAGCTGTACTGGAGAATGCTAAGACTGTAGTACACATCCCTATCGAGCATGGTAAATCAACCTGGATTTCTGAGGTTATGCCATTATGGTTTCTAATAAATGACCGAAATTTACGACTGGCTTTATTCTCAAGGACCGCAAGACAAGCTGAGAGGTTCGGGCGGACATTGATGCATCATATTGAGCACAACCATTTACTCAAAGAGGACTTCGGTGATTACCTGAAACCTAGCTCAGAGAAGTGGACACAATCCGAGGGATTCGTAGAACGCGACCCTGACCGCAGAACAAAGGACCCAACATTCCAGTTCTTAGGGGTAGGAGGGGCAGTCAATGGTGCTCGTTTAGATATTATTATATGCGATGACATCCTAGATCTGACCAACTCACAATCGCCCGTAACACGTGATGGGGTAGAGGCTTGGTTCCTAGAGATGGTACTTTCTCGTTTAGTAGAAGGTGGGCGATGTATGCTCGTTGGTACTTTACAGTCACGACTGGACTTATTATGCACCTTGTCCGACAAGCCAGGATTTCACTACGTACACATCAAAGCAGTCGACGAAGACACACAAACCACACTCTCCCGCAGATGGCCATACGAGCGTTTGATGACCAAGAAATCAGATGTAGGCACTGTTAAGTTCATGAAACTATTTCAGAATGACCGGAATGCTCAGACTGGTAAGATGTTGAAACCTGAATGGCTAAACTATTACGGCAAAGGTCAAGGCAGTGCTTATCCAGTGACACTACCACCATATCAACATATGTCCATCTACATCGCTATTGACCCGGCTATCGCAGATAAAGATTGGGCCGCTAAGTTAGAGAAGAATGACCCCGATTACTTTGCACTCTGTGTAGCAGGATGGCACGCACCTAGTAAGCGATTGTTTATTATTGAAAACTTTAAAGACAGATTATCCTTGGTAGAACAGCTCCGCACGATACAAGCTTATTATGAGCGCTATAGACCTATTAAAGTAGGGATTGAATCGGTTGCTTATCAGAAAGCCTTGGCACAAGCTTCATGGGCGTTAAATGATATGATTCCCGTGCAAGAGATAAAGACCCACAGTGGTTCGGGCTCCAAGATATCCCGTATCGAGGCTTTAGGTGGTCACTTTGAAACTAAGCGTATTTGGGTCAGTCCAGAAAACAGTAACTTACTAGACGAGTACCTCAGCTACCCAGATGTAACACACGATGACGTACTGGACTCTGTAGAGCTTATGACCAGACTAATTCAGGACATGCCTCAACAACAAATAACAAAAACAGAAGCGGACTTGCTTCGTTCAATCACATGGTAATATAATAAAGAAAAGGAGTGATTTAATTGGTACAGATATTTAAGCGCTGGGCAGGTGAGATGTCTAACCTACGCGACAAATTTACAGGCATGTTAGGAGGTACCCTCGGACAACCTTACAAGCTAGATTCATCCAAGGTTGACTATAAACTAACACGAGGGCTATATCACAATGACCTAGAGAAATACAAACTGGGTGCAGGGTTCGCTAAACCTATTATTGACACCACAGTAGGATTTATGGGAACACCTAGATGGACCGCAACAGATGAAGGGGCTCAGATGGTCCTCGATGAACACATGGAACGTCTTCGGGCAGTATTACAAAAAGTCAACCGAAACACATTACGAGATGGGGACTGCTACACACGCATCTATCGTAAGCCCATCGAAGAGGCGGTACTCTTTAAATCAGAGAAGCCTAAAATTGACCTGCAGATTCTACCACCACAATCTACTACGCCTATATTGGACCCGACTACAGGTAAGACATATGGTTACCAGGTAATCACTAATGTCAGCTATGTGGAGAACGAGCGTAGTTACGACTATGACATCTACGAGGTAATCACGGCTCAAGAAATTACCAAATGGTATGAAGGCAATGACGTACCACGAGAGCTGAAGAACATTACCAAGAACTCTCCGCAGACGGATTCCAATATTTGGGGCTTCGTACCAATCATTCACTGGAAGAACGATTCAGAGGAAGACGAGATGTTTGGCAGGTCCGATTTAGAGTCAGTAGAGCCGTTTTTAAAAGCATATCACGATGTGATGTTAAATTCATTGAAGAATAACAAGATGCATGCGGCACCAAAATTACGTCTGCGTGTATCGGATGTAGCTGGTTTCTTAGCTAATAACTTCGGTGTGGACATTAATAACCTGAAACCAGGTGAGAAGCCTCGAATCAACTTTTCGGGTTCGGACGTAATCATAACCACACACGAGAACGATGAGGTAGAGTTCGTACAAGCTAACAGCACGATGTCTGATTCCGGGACATTACTGAAGTTCCTATTCTACTGCATCATCGATGTATCCGAAACACCAGAGTTCGCTTTTGGTACTGCCTTGCAAAGTTCACGTGCCTCGGTTAAAGAGCAGATGACCCCATTATCTAAAAAGATTGAACGTAAGCGGGAGATGTTAGAGCAGGAGTACAAATTGCTAGCACGCATGATTCTGTGTATGTACGAAAAAGCTAACTCAGGAATGGACAAATTAATATTTGATTCCTTCGATACGCAGCTTGAGTGGGATATGGTAGTAGAGCGTGATATGACCCAAGAAGCAGCAGCCTTAGTCAATTACGTAAATGCCCTGAATACAGGTATCACTGGAGGATTTATTTCTGTAGAAACGGCCATTGACTTCCTAGCCAAAATCATTCCAAATATGATGTCCTTCCTAGACGAAGAGGAAGATGAACAGACCCGTATATTACGCGGTATGGAGTTCCTAGAACGCTTGGGCAAAGGATCACTGTACGCAGCAAATCAATTTGACAAAGACCTATTCTCCGCAGATGATACACCGCCGGAAGAAGAGGAAGAAGAGGACTCCTAGGGGGTCTTTTTTTTTTGAAAGAAACTCCCGCGCCACTTTCGTCGGCTAACCGGGGAGTACTCTAACCGCCACCACTGTTTCGTTCGCTACCCTCACAGAAGTTTATTCGAGTAACCCTAGAACAGACTACACTGCCGGGGGTTCGGACAACTATGCTAGTAGTCGCTTGACCGTTTACCCAGCGAAAATTCTGTTCCACGAGTGATTCCAAATTAGGTCAAATTATTTTTCAATTTGGGGGTGACCTTTTAGTAGTTCCAGGGTATAATATATATATAAGTAAGAGAGAGACCAAGTAAAAGAAAAAATAAAAAGTTCGACTTACCGGGTGCCCTTACTTATAAGATATGGTATAATATAAATAGAGATAAGGGAAATGCCTTATCAAATAAAACATTGGAGGAATTACACAATATGAATAACTTAAAAATGGCAGAACTAAAAACAATCGCACAGGAGAAAGGCATCACATTCAACCCAATCGGCCTTAAGAAAGTTGAGCTAATCGAAATGATTGAAGCGCACGATGCAAAAGTGACAGCGGACAAGAAAGAAAAAGAACCAGGCAAGTTAGAACGCCTAGAGGATGAGCTTGACATCCACTACCACACAGAGGACCTGATGGAAATCGTAAATGACGAGGAGCTGTCGAAGTCAGAAAAGATTCGCCGCCTACACACGGAGCACGATGTGGCCAAGTCAAACATCGCCAAGCTAATCAACGTGCGCTACCAAATGGTGAACAACGTCCTGAACAAAATGAAATAAAGCAAGGGGGCCGAAAGGCCCTTTTTATTTTGTGTAAGAGTTTAGCCTGGTAACCGATTAAAGTTTTCGCCGAGTAACCTGGGAACCTGTAAACCTGCTGGCAGACTAATCGACTAAACACTGTAATAGGTTAACCTGAGAAACACTGTCTGTGGTTAAACCATAAAACAGTTTATCCGGTTAGACCATGAAACACTTTAGCTGTCTAACCAATTACACCGGTTATCTGGATAACCAGGGAAACACTGTAATCGGGTAACCAATTAAACAGTTTAATAGGGTAGTCTTCTAAACAGTTTAATCGGCTACCCTACCTAACCGTTAACACGTTAACCGGTTCCCCGTTTACCCGACTAAACAGTGGCCGGCTTTAGTTTCGGAACCGGATAACCGTTTACCCTAACAGACAAAAAATAAAATAAAAAAGTTTGCCTAAAGGGGGTGCCTTATGGGCAGATCCATGTTATAATAAATATATAAATAAGAGATAGGAGATATGCAAAATGAACACAATCACAGTTACAGGTACTTACACATTAGACGAGGACGTATTCTTCAACATTGAATGGACAGACGAGGAAGGAACAATCTGCACAGAGAAAATTGCCGAGGAAACAATGGACCGCTTAATCCACGAAGGCCTTACATCATGGGTATGTGTCGACGAGGACGCAATGAAAGATTTCCGCCGAGTAATCAAATCAAACGACATCAAGTACTACGAGCTAGATGAGAACGCTGATGGCTCAGGAGAACATGACCTATACGAACACCGCGCATATGTAAATGCAGATGGCGAGGTAGTATTCGACACTCACGGCTCACTAATCAAGACATACAAACAATTAGCTTCAGCACGAAAAGCACTAGCAAAATTACAAAAATAAGGAATTGGGTCGAATGGCCCATCTTTATTTTATTTACTCTAAGGGGTTGCCTCCGGGTGACTTCTAGGGTATAATATATATATACTGGGAGAGGGGCTCTTTTCTTATCACGCCCCGTTTGATATTTAGGTACTTTTCCTGTATAATTGAATATATACATTTAAGGAGGAATCACAATGAAACACCACATCAACATCTTAGACAAGGGATATGTGCGTCTAATCGAGGCTTCAGGTACGGACCTAGACCCAGTCAACTGCGCACGCGTATCTTATAATAAACAGAAGGAGCAGTTCTCACCTGCGGATAGCCGCTTACTTAATTTCTTAGGTCGCGAAGACCACACTAGTCCTTTCCGCCATAGCTTCATGCGCTTCGAAGTCTACGCCCCGCTGATGGTAGCACGTCAATGGATGAAGTACTTGGTAGGCTCAGATCACGCCGAACAACCTACAAGAGATAACGACCCATTCTTCGGCTGGAACGAATCTAGTCGTCGTTATGTTACCGAGGATGTCGAGTTCTACTTGCCTGATGGTACTCAATGGCGTAGTGCCCCAGCCAATTCTAAACAAGGTTCTGGAGCACCAATCATTACTGCAAAAGGTGAAAAACTGTCCGAGGCACTAAATGATTATCAAGCACAAGGCCTTCGCCTCTACGAAGAAGCCATCTCCGCAGGTGCATGTACCGAGCAAGCGCGACTATTCTTACCAGCTTATGGCTTATATGTTCGTTGGCGTTGGGCTGCTAGCTTACAAGGAGTATGTCACTTCTTATATCAACGCTTAGAGCACTCCGCACAAAAAGAGATTCAGGATTACGCCCATGCAGTAGATAAAATTGCACGCATTTATTTCCCTAATTCTGTATCAGCATATGTGGACCAAAAGCAACAACAACAAGTAATGACCGCTATGTTACAGGAAGCTAAAATCACACCGGAACGATTACAACAACTACTAGCTGCCCATTCATCTGCAGAGAATAATGGCTAATAAATTTGACCGCGAGCGTCAATTAAAATTGTCTGCATTAGGATTACAGGATGTACTAGAGTTCATGCCTCAACCTTATGCGGACCTTTTTATTAATGTAAAACGTGAGATGGCCGACCTAAGAGTTCGGAACGATAAGGCTATACTAGATATGTGGACTGAGGCAGCGGAACAGATATCAGTCGAACTTAAAGGTGCCAAAGGCTTACGTAAAGAGCAATTAAAAGACAACTTATTAGACCTGTTACTACAGCTAAATACTAAGTACTCTACATTGTTGACACAAGATATCATGAGTATTTATACGCTGGTTTTTGGTTTCCAAAGCAATATAATCTGGAGTATTTTGTCCGGTGCAGGCTTCTTACAGCTAGGACCAGTACAGTTTGCTAACATCTATACAGGCATGGCACAGACTACGGCTGAAGCATTTTTGGCTCGTAAAACTAAAGGAGTACCACTATCTAAACGTATCTGGCAAGCGAATCAAGGTCCTATGAATACTATTATTGATGCAGCTATGTCTGGCAACTTATCAGCTTACGATATTGCTCCGGCACTAGAGAAGTACCTTATCAATGGGAGCAACTCCCTTGCCGTGGGAGAATCACAGGCGTTGATGAATGCATTCGATGGTCGTCTACCAAAGGATATGAAATACAACGCCTTCAGAACTGCGCGCACTGAAATCTCCAATGCCTTTGCCCATAGCGTATACGAGTCAGGTGCACGTAACCCTTTCTACGATGGTATTATTTGGCGACTATCAAATAGGCACGACGAGAAATTAAAATGTCAATGTAAGCAGTTGGTAGGCTTCCACGAGAAAGGTAAAGAGCCCCCACTCCCTCACCCAAACTGTATGTGCCAACAACTCCCGCAGATGGATGATATGGATGCAGCAATCGACGAAGCTATTGGGTGGGTAAATAATCCAAAAAGCAACCCCAAATTAGAAACATGGTACTCTAAGAATATCGTGAACAAGTAATAATCTTGTAGTATAATAAAAGAAAGGATGGTACATTATGGATTTTGAGAACTTACCAAAAGGGATGTCACTTCCAGAGACTCCTGAACCTACTCAGTATACACCTGCGGGGAGTGCTCGCTCTGTGGACTGGAACATATTGAAAGAGATTAGGGAGGCACTTACTGGACTGCCATTCGATGTGGTAGTGGACGATGCTTTGTTACATGAATCGGATTCCTCCAATGAAACCGCGGTACAACTTACACTACACATCTTTAAAAAATCTTGACCTACCTTTAATGCCCTTCGGGGCATATTATTTTGTTTAAGGAGACGAATTATTTATGGCATTATTATTTGGTAAAGGCGACCCATATCGTCAAGCATTACTCAACAAGGACTATGGTTATACAGGTTCATTTGGACCTCGACAAGTATATGCTGGTTTTATTAAGCGCCCTGATTTGTCTAACCTATCAACACCAAAAGTCAACTTCGTATTTGAAGTAGCAGTAGCTGACATGAACTTTGGTACATCCGATTATGCTTTAGCGCATAAGGATGCAGATATTTTTGGGAAGAAACCAAAAGGTGTACGTCTTGTAGCTAAGCTACAAAAGCAATCTGGTACTAGCTGGGTTACTGTTCGTGAACTCATTGACTCTACAGGTTATGATATCTTAAAAGGGGTTGACGATCCTTATCCGTTCCCACCAGAAGTAGCACCACCTGAATTTGGTACAGTTACTTTCGGCGATGGTCATACCCGCTTCAAAGGTGAGTTCACTGATATCGGTGGTACTTTAAGTTCAGTTGATAAACGTGTATTCCGAATTCGTTTCGAAATTTACTTACGTGACCCAGCTAAGTTCACTAATGTTGTAGATTCTTCTGACCAGTTATACGCTGCAATGAACTTTACACCTTCAGGTTCTACTGAAGAATCTGCTATGTCAGACTTCACAGGAGCTACAATCGCCACTACTCCTAAGATGGCACGTGACGTACACAAAGGTGATTTAATTATGATTCCTGGTTACACTATTGGTGCGCCTACAGATTTATTAGCTACAGTACGTGCTTATAAAATGTTAGGTAACTTACCAGATGCACCTTACACTTTGTACCTTGAATTAGACCACGCACCTGAAGAGTTCGCTGCTGGTGACCGTATCTACATGCACATCCAACGATATAACCCTGACGCGACTATCCCTAAATGGGAAACTGTACGTAACTGTGGTTATATCACTCCGGAGACCTTCTCTAGCGAACCTGACAAACAAATTGTTTGGGAAACTTCAGAAGTAAATGATAGTAACCGCTCACAGATGCGTATCCTTTTATCTGATGACGGCTCATCTACATCAGGTCAATATTGCAACAGCTGGGACGAAGGCAACATGTAATTTGAGCTTACCATCTGCGGAGCGTTTGCTGTCACTTTCTCTCCGCAGATGTATGCGCTCGCTATTAAGCTAAAGGAGGACACGCTTATGAAATCTGTAGCTCAAGTTCAGACTTTACTTGAATCGAAGTACCCTGGTTACTCTGCCCACTACGTACGTACTAAGGCATCGGGTAACTATTACTTCCAAGTATCTGAATATGTAGATGGACATACCAATACATTGGATTACTTCACTGTTAACCCAACTACTGGTCACTTCATCACTGACTTCGGTACAGCATCTGGTTACTTATGGTAACTAAATGACCTATGAAAACTCGGACCAATTGGTTCGGGTTTTTATTTTTGTCTTATGATATAATTATTATAGGAGGTGATAGTGATGCCAAAGATTACTAATGGGATTAATATCAGCAAGCAGAAGAGTGACGTTAAGGGAGTAACGACTACAGGTACTGTAGGAGTACAACATGTCACGAAGTAATTAAAAGGACCTTTATAGGTCCTTTTATATTTGTACCAAATATATGTTGACTTACCAACATACCTATCATATAATATTAATAGAAGGTCATTAAGAGAAAAAGGTGGTGAATGAATTTGAATTGGGAAGAGTTCCTTAAACTAATTGCGAAATATAAGGACGGTGCTACTATTGCAGGAGAAATGCAAATGCAGGGCTTATCTTTATCACAGGACGCAGTTAAAGTTGATGATATTCCAGTATCACCCTCCGTAAACTACGACCAACTAATTGAGGGTGATGAATCGCCTTTAGAGGTCGTAGTAGAGATGCCTGTTGGTAAATCTAAACGAGGTTGGAACTACACTGAAGAAGTTGTCCGCTCAATTGTTAAACAAGTAAATGAGAAGACAACTGCAGGATTCAAAGGGCACCAGAAAGCAGAGAATGTTAGTACGGAGTTTCTTGACCCTGCCACTCACTGGATTGGTGCTACTTATGATGAAGGTACCAAGAAAGCCTTTTTCCGAGGTTACGTTGACCCGAATGAAAAGAACCTTAGACGATGGATTACTTCCGGTCGTATTAAGGAAACAAGTATATTTGGCCAAATGCACTTGAAGAAAGTGGCTGGCGAAACTCATGTAGTCGACTGTGACTTAATGAGCATTGACTGGACTCCACTAGGACGTCCTGGTATGTCTACACAAGTAGTCGACGTGAAAATCGCCGGCGAGATGAATGAACCTGAAGGAGGAAGTTCTATGAACCGCGAAGAATTATTACAGGCTATTCGCACGTTCCTCTCTGAGAACAATATTGAGGCACGCGAATTAGTAGGTGAAATGGACCAAGCATTTATTGCTCAGGTCAATACGATGGAAGCGCAGCTACCAGCACTTCGAGAAGCTTTAAACCTTCCCGCAGATGCTACGTTTGAACAAGTACAAGCTAAGGTAGCCGAGCTTAATAAGCTAGAGGTTGAAAAGGCTCAGGCCGAACTTCAAGCCCTAACACAAGAAGTCATTGCTGAGAAATTACCAGACAATGAAGACGCTCAAAAGTTAGCCGGAGAAATGTTTACATTTACTGGTACAACAAAAGAAGCAATTGCTGGTGAGATGGATAACTTCTTATCTAAACCAGTTACAAAATCTATTTTTGACAACTTGATGACGGACAATGTTCCTTCAGCTCGTCGTAACAACAAGTCAACACAAACTTATAGCGGCGTACGTGCAGTACGTAAACGCTTAAACTAGGAGGAATAATTCATGGTACGAGTTAAAGTATCTGACGGTAAGTCAGTCAAAGTTACTGCTTCAAAACAATACACAGATGGCGACTTCGCAGTTGAATCTGGCTTCCATGGTTTTGTAATCGGCGATACAGTTCAAGGTGAACCAGTAGTGGTAAACATTGAACAAGCCGAATTTGAATTCACATTAGCCGGAGTAACTGAAGGCGCTGTCATCTACGCAGATGCTGCTACTGGTGCTCTTACGCTTACCGAAACTGGTAACAAGGCAGTAATCAAAGCTACTGTAGCATCGGATGCACAAAACGTTGCCTGGGGTATTTTATTACCACAAGGCTAATTAAACTAAGGAGGGCACTACAATGCCAAAGATTACCACTATTGATTCATTACGTGAGAAACAAGCCTCACGCTCATACGAGGGTACATTAGAAGCTCGCCTTAATCGCGATGTAATCGATGTACCAGTTAAAGTTGTGAACGGTGAAATGGAAGTACTAGAGTTAACTAAACCAATCGGTGAGATGTTAACTTCTGACCAAGGTGCCGAAGAATTATTAAAGAAAGTTGTACTGGATGTAGAATTAGGTCGTGAAGAAGTACCATTACTTTACAAATCTATCTACCGTACAATTTCTGACCGATCATTACCTAAAATTATCGACGCTACTTTCGCTCAACGTGGGGTTGTATACTTCACTGAATGGCAAGAGGGCGAAGAAATTAAATTCGGCGCATTAGATGCTTCAGCTGGTCCTACGGCTCGCTTAACTACTTATGCTGCTGGATTTGAGTACACAGAAGACATGGAAGAGTACAACGAAGCGTTCTCTATGCAGATGTTGAACCAAGCCTTTGGTGAAGCTTACAACGCATTACTGAACCACGTTCACTTCACTCCAATCTTATCTCACACTTATGGTGCAGGTAACAAGACCACTTTAACATCTGAGGAAGCTGCTGCTATTACTGGTGAGTATGCTGAGCCTCGTAAGGTACAAGCTGTATTACGTAAAGCTATTCAAGCTACACGCCAAGCAAAACGTAATGGTACAATCTTACTTGCTAACTCAGCTGACCAATTCAAATTAGAAGACGCGTTCCGTTCATACGTAGTAGGTGCAACTCCTTACGAGGCTGTATCTGGTATCGATGAAATCATCTTCTATGACGGATGGGAAGTAACTGTAGGCAAGAAAACACATACCTACGCCGGTGTACCACAAGGTAAAGTATTCTTAGTTCGTCCTAAGAAAGGCTTTATCGAATTCGAGAAACACGGTTTAATTATCGACGCAGCATTAGCTGACCTTTCTCGTTTAGTTGAAGCTCAAGTAGTAGCTCGTACACGTCGTGGTGCTTATGCTGCTGTTGAGGACAACGTACAAGAAATCACATTACCATAAGGAGGAAACGTAAATGGCTATCGACCAAACGACATTAAATATGTTACGACGGGCCATTGATGAGCGTATTCCACCAGGCGGTTCTGATACCGATACTGAATATACGGACGCTGAGCTTGTAGCCTACCTCGAAGATTCGAAGGGCAATATAAACGCTACGGCGTCCGTTATTTGGTTAGAGAAGGCATCTTCACTTGCTCCATCTGCGGGGGGTATTAAATCTTACACTGTTGCGGGGGAGTCTTATACAATGGAAGGTGCTCAATCGGCTTACCAACATGCGTTAGCCATGTATGAGTTGTACAAGGGGCGAAGTTCAGGTGCAATGCTTCTTCTCTCTGCTGAGCCTTTAGAGGAGCGAAATACCTGCGATAATCGCTTTGATATCTCACGTCTGACACAGGATAAAGCCGGATGGTAGATATTGAATCACGCAAAAAGCATATCCAAACATTAATTGACCTTAACCCTATCGAGGTCACGCTGCACAAGACAGTAAGAGAAATCTCCGCAGATGGAGGCTTCAGTACCACAGAATTATCTGTTGGGCCAATTACAGCCCGCATCTTTTACAATAAGTCAACCGAGACCATTGTTACAGAAGCTGGTACAGAAGTGCATACTCCATTTAAGTTATTAGCTCTTGCTGACCTAGGACTTATAAATTCAGTCATGGAGCGTTGCACTTTAACTTGCTCTATGGGTACCATGGAGATAGCAGAGATCCTACCCCTAGAAGCTCAAGGTCAATTATATGGATATCAATGCGCGCTAATTGAGGTGAGCTAAATGACTAATATCAATCAGATACGTTCTAGCTTAGATAGCCACTTGAATAGAAAAATCAACGGGCTTTTAGCTGTTACAGATGCTTATGCTCAGAGGTTAGAAAGTCAAGCCAAATCACAAGCTAGGTGGAATGACCGAACAGGTAATGCTCGTCAAGGCCTTAAAGGGTATGCTACCAGAAATGGTGATGAGGTAATCATGAGATTAATTCATCAAGTGTCCTACGGGATATATCTAGAAAAAGCTAACGCTGGTAAGTATGCTATTATTAAACCAACCATGGATGCCAATAAAGCTTCTATTGAAAGAGGCCTAAAGCGCTATTGGGAAAACACATAGGAGGTGCCTGATATGAAGTATATCAGTCAAGTAAACGCAATTCACAAGTACGATGGTAAAGAAATTTCAGTTACTCGAGGTCAGGACCTTACAGCTGAATTGCCAGTCAAAGTACTGAAATCATTAGTGCAAGTCAATCTTGTAGCTGAGGTCAAAGATGACGTTAAGGCAGTCACTAATACAGCATCTAAAGACTAATGTACCATTAGTTAAGGGTGAGGTATATCAACCGCATATGGCTGGTCCTGGACGTAAGCTTCCTTACCTAGTATTAAAGATGGCTGGGGACACTGATGATACATCTCATCGGAACGCTTACGTAAAAGTCATCGAAGTTTGGCCTTACTGTAACCCAGACAACTATGTAGAAGTGGATGCTATCACTACCCAAGTAATAAACGCCCTGAGACAAGACATCAACGTCTCCGCAGGTGTAGTGCAGTTATATTACCGAGGTACAGGTAGTGATTATTATGACCCAGATTTAAAACAAATTACAAACGGACCAATATCATTCGATTTGGCGTACATTAAGGAGGAAGCTTAAATGGCTGGAGAAAAACAAACAAAGACAGGTTACCTTAGAGGTATCCGAGGTGCACTTATTACAGTACTTCAAGAGGACGGTACTAAGCCTACAGTAGAAGAAAAGTACTGGGTTGACACAGCACAAGAAGCTAGTGTTGAGGCACAAGTAGAAGAAGGGGAGTCATCAACTTTACGAGGTGGCGACCGAGTACTTGCTCAGGTAACTGAGGACGATACTGTAACTGGTGTGGAGATTGCCTTTACAGACGCTAAGTTCGATGCCCGCGCATCTGTTATTATGACAGGTGGTAAATTAATTACTGCTACAGAAGGTGAACCTGCTACTACGGTCATCTCTGGTTGGGAAGCTGACATGATGGGTGAATCTTCTAAGACTCCATTCATGATTGAGATTTACGTACAGAACTTCACCAGCGGAGGTAACAAGGATGGGTTCTTGCGAATCACTGTACCTTACTGCACAGGAACGATGCCTGCTATGGAGTACTCAGACCAAGAATGGGCATCAGAGGAGTTCACTATTAAGGGTAAAGAAAATGGCGCGTTAGCTATTCCGGTAACACGTAAAGAATTTGTAGCTACATTACCTGTAGAAGCAACGGCTGTCTAACAACTAAGAGCCCTTCGGGGCTTTTTATTTTGTACTTGATGATTGTACCATCCTATGGTATAATTATTATATACAGCTCCAACTGTATATTAAAATTAGGAGGAATCACAATGACACAACAATCACAGAGCCAGAAACAAGTAAAGGGTAATAATCGCAATCAATCACAGCGACCACGTAAACCTATCTCATTAGATGCGTTACGTACAGCCGCACAAGGCGAGATCATTTCAATCTCTGACCACGCAGGTAAAGGCACGATGGATGTACGCGTACGTCGAATCGACTTATCCGCAGATGTATTAAACTCAGGCCTTATCCCTACTGACCTACAACAAGATGTAATGAAACAATTCGGGGAAGGTAAGTCAGGAGCACAGATTGAACAGACAATGGAAAAACAATTGGGATCTCAGGGCATCGCTACTGATATCAATAAGCTCTTACCAGCAATCAACCAAATGTGTGCTAAGGTGTTAGTTGAACCTACATGGGATGACTTCCAAGAAATCTATCCACTTACATTACCACAGAAAATGGAAATCTTCCAATGGGTAACGGATGAGATTAAAGAGATGTCAACCTTTCGTAAAAAATCCCGCAACAATCACCCAGCTAATCGCTAACGCGCGTACATGGGGTTGTCGCCCAAGCACATTCTTGCCAGGTCTTAGTGGCCTGGCTTCTTATTGTTTAGATAGTGCCTGCACGACCTATGTTCAATATTTGGAAGATGGTAAGAAGCCTAAGGAACAGTTTGCAGACGCTCTTGACTTCCTATAGGAGGAGACATTCATGGCAGAAAATTTAGGCTCGGTCTACACGGAGTTCAGGTTACGGTTAGATGGTCTTGAGAACGATATGCGCGATGCTACTAGAGCTTTAGAAGACGCATACCGAGATATGGAAACTACCGTAACCGACTCAACTAGTGATATGGCTGACGAAACAAGACAACTAATGGACCAGATGCAACGTGACTGGCAAGAGTTTGGTAGGGAAGTCACTGCTAGTGTAAATGATGGTCGAGATGCCATCAGGGCAACCGAGCGTGACATTCGTGACATGGCATCTTCCTCAGGCGAGTCCATTACAGAAATGCGCAATGACTGGCAGTATATGAATAACGATATGCGTAGAGCTTATCGAGATGCAGCTAGAGCTATGGCACCATTTAAGCGGCAACAGCAAGAGGTAGAATATGGATTCTTCCAACTATCTCAAAGTATGGCTGACTACCAAGGTACTACAGAAGAGTTCTTAGCTGAATTAAGTGCTCTAGGTGATGAACATAAACGTATCACAGATGAAATGCTAAAGAATGACCAAATGTCTAAGGCCGGCTTTTTAGAAAGTATTGCTACCCTTCAAGCAAGGTCATCTCAAGCTGAGAAGATTATGAAAAACTTCCAGCGAATGGATGAACCTTTATATACTGTCAACGAAGGCTTACTAGGCATTGCTGATAGCATGAATGAGATTGCAAAACAAGGTGACCCTGCGTATCTAGCTCTAAGCATGTTAGGTCCTACAGCCAACATGAAAGAGTTACAAGATATGACTAACATGATTAATCAGGGGTTGATGCGTTTCCAATCCGTAGCCATGGTAGCACTAGGCGCCAACGCATTACTCTTTGGGTCATTACATTCTGCTGCATCTGATGCCATCCCTGAGTACAAAAAAGCTATGGACGACATGATGCAGTCCTTAGGTAAAATGTTCCAGCCTATGGTAGAGGTATTCGCTACCATCATGATTCAAGTAGCCAAAGTAGTAACTAAAATTGCTGACCTAGTTGTAGCATTCAATGAGGCACATCCAACTGCAGCTAAGCTGATTCAAGGGTTCATAATGCTTGTGACCGTACTCACACTAATCCTATCCCCGCTGGCGATTGGCATAGGCGCCATTAATGGTATGATAGCAGCCTTTTCAAGTCTATGGCTATTGATTGGCCCTATCGTAACAGGCTTTGCTGCTATGATGGGTACCGTAGTGTTAGTAGCCGCCGCATTAGTAGCTGCAGGGGTAGCTATTTACTATGCATGGAAGACTAACTTCGGCGGATTCAAGGACTTCGTTATTGATACCTGGAATCTGGTCGTAGCTAAGTTCAACGAGGCTAAAGCTGTTATCATGCCTATAATTATGGACACCGTCAATTACATTAAGCAACAGTGGCAAACAGTTCAGCCAGTATTGCAACCCTTAATTACATTCTTAGAGACCGTATTCGGAGTAGCATTCAAGTTAGTATATGAAACCATCAAGTTCTACTTAGATGCCGTGATTGGTGTTATTAAGGGCGTAGTAACCGTTATTATGGGTATTATTAAATTATTCGTGGCCATCTTTACTGGTGACTGGAAAACTGCCTGGGAAGCTGTTAAGCAAATAGTGTCCGGAGCTGTTACAGCTATTTGGAACCTATTCAAACTATGGTTCGTAGGTAAGATTGCTAGTATGCTGGGAGGCTTCCTTTCAGGCATCTTAGGTGCTTTTAAAGGCTGGGCTACATCTGCGGGGTCTGCTATCACTGGTTTCACTAAGACGGCATTTAACGCTATCAAAAACTTCGTGACCGGTGGTATCAATGCCTTCAAGAACTTCGTGACGAACTCATCTAGTAAGATAGTTAGCTTCGTGGGTAAAGCTATTTCTTCATTCGCTTCCTTTGTATCTACTGCCCTAGGTAAGATAGCATCATTCGTAACTGGTGCCATTGGTAAG